GCGCGGGTCGCGGTCGGCGAGGTCGTCGAGGTCGCGCATGATGGGTGGTACGAGGCGTCGCCGACGCCGCGGTTCGCTCGGTTGGTCCGCAGCCGCCCCGACCTCGCGCGGCACTAGTCGCAGCGGGAGAGCAGCGACGACGGCGCGATACCGAGCGCCCACGCGATCCGCAACAGGCGGAACAGCGGCGGCGTACGGACTCCTCGCTCCCACTGATGAACGGTCGACGCGTCAACGCCGATCGCCGCGGCGAGTTCCGACGCCGCGACGTCTTGCGCCTCGCGGGCGAACCGGATCTCCGCGCCGATGTGGGTCCCGGCATAGGCTTGCGCCCAGCGATTGTCGTGCGGCGTCCGCAGTGCCTTGCCGTGTCGGTCGCGCGACCCGCGTGGACGGCTCACTCGCCGAACTCCTCTGCGGCCTGCGCCAGCTCCTGCGCCCGCTCTGCGGACTCTGCGAGCGCGTCGAGGAGCTGTTGTCGCGCCGCGGAGCCGGCAAGCTGGACCGCGCGTTGCGACGAGGCCAGTACCGCGTCGGCTACGCCGGCATCCCGTCCGAGGAGCGACGGCTGCGAGAATAGCGGGACCTCCTCCGACAGGATCGTAAGCACGCGCTGGCGCACTAGCTCCGAGTCCATGCGCCGGGTCGAGACGTTGATGATCCATTCGCCGTATTTCGTCGCCCGCGCGACGATGCTGCGAGTGAAGTGGCCGCTGTCGAACAGCTTGCGTGATTGCTGATCCGAATCGGGGCGGAACGGTCCCTTCGCCTGGAACGCCGCCGCGCTTGCCCGCGCCGCTCCGCGCAGACCGGCAGGACCTCGAGCCGGGTATCGGCGCATCGCCCACGATCTGCCCTCGTCGAACGCTCGTGCCGCGGCGACGCGATACTCCGCGGTCGTCTCGGCGACCTTCGATTGCACTGAGCTGATCGCGTTGGCAAGCGCCGCCGCGATTGCGTCGGCGACGGGTTGGCCGAGGGACTTTGCGTCGAGGTTGACGCGGAGCGCGTCGGACTTGACCGTCAACGTGAACTTCTCGCGCTGCTTCTTGCCGACCTTGCGAACCTCGGCGGTCATCGCGCCCCAGTCGTTCAGCGTGCGCTTGTTGTCGGCCATGAGTGGACTGTACCTTTTCGCTTGACGCGCCGCGCGAATAACACGCACCCTCGCGGTACAGGGCAGCTCCTGGGTGGTCCAAGATTATGGACTCCTGGGAACCCACCGATACGTCCGACGAGCTGTACCGCTGTACGCGGTGCGGTCACGGGCCGTTCGCTCCCGGCGCCGAGTCCTGCAACTGTCCGGCGGGCGTCGACGACTCCCAGGAGCTGCCCCGCACTGCGAGCGAACCGAGAGGTTCGCGACTTGAGCAGTCGACGCCCGCCGACAACTCTCCCGACGTCGACGTTGCGGCCGAGCCGTTATCGAGCGACACCGCCCGCCGCATCGTCGCGCAGATTGCGTATCGACAGTTCAAGGTCGCCGAGCAACTGCGCGACTTGAGCAAGAAGGTCCCGAAGGTCAAGCGCCATCAAGACCTGACCATCCTGCAAGCGCAGTCCGCGGTCCTCGAGCGCACCGCAAAGGCGTTTGCCGAGGCGCGCAAGACCGCCGAGGCTGCCGCGACGCTGGCGCAGGCGAGCGAGGAGGTCGAGCTACTCGACCGCCGCGAAGCGATGGTGCGCCGGCTCGAGAAGCTCCAAGCTGGACAGGTGCGGGCGCTGGAGGACGCGCATTGACGCCGGCGCGCATAGCCGCGTGGGTCGTCGCGCTCGCGGCGTTGTTGGTGGCGTCCCCGTCGGAGGCAACGGTGCGGCGTAGCCAGCTCAGGCATCGCGAGGCAATCGCGGAGCGGTCGATCGTCGAGCGGCTCGACGAGGCGCGGCGGTTCGTCGACTTCGGCGTGGTCCTGCACACGGTCGCGCGCGACCCGGCGGGCGTCGAGCTGCTCCCCGGCAAGCCGCGTGTCCGCGTGGTCCGTACGCGCCGCTTCGGCGGGCTCTATGACTCGCTCGCTCGTCGATGGGCGGGACCGACGCGCAACCCGGTGGTGTGGTGTTGCTCCGAGGAGCAGGAGCAGATCGTCTGGCACGACGACACGATGCCCGAGGGCGTGTGGATGCAGGGGTCGATGGGTTCGGGCAAGACCACCGCCGGTGCGATCTGGTTGGCGCGTCGAGTCATCCTCCACGCCGAACACCGTGTCGCGGGCGCCGGCGTAACCGCACCAACGCAGCGGCGCATGACCGAGCTGCTCAAGACGATTTTCGGCCCGCGTGACCGCAACGGTGTGCGGCGCGGCGGGATGTGGCCGGTCGGTTGGTACTCGTGGCGCGAGGGTGATCAAGAAGCGGTCATGGCGACCGGACTCCAGATTGATTTTCGCAGCGCGCACATCGCCTCGGCCGCCGAGGGTTCGCCGATCCAAGGGCAGAATTGGAGCTTCGTCCTTTCCGACGAATTGCAGGACTACTACGAGCTCGACGGCGACATCCAGATGCGCGGTCGCGCCGCGTGGCGCGGGCGCTACGAGCGGTTTGTGACGGCGACGCCGAAGGACGACAGCGGTTACCGGACGTTCAAGTCCGGAATCGACACGTCGCCCGACTGGCACGTCCAGCGCGTGATCGGCCCCAACAGTCCGTTCACCACCGAGGACTACTGGAAGAAGCGGCTCGCGAACATGAGCCAGCGCGAAGCGGACCGCAAGGTCTGGGGGCTCGACGTCGGACCGGAGCGCCGGCTCTATCACACCTGGGAGCGCCGCCTCCCCGACGGGTCGCCCGCGAACCTACGTCCCATCCCCGACCTTGCCGGCGAGGACGTTACGTCCGAGGTGCTGTCGCGGTGGGGGCGTGGTTACTCGGTGCTCGTCGGTCACGACCCGGGACAGCTCTACGACGTCAGCGTGTTGCTCAAGGCGTATCGCCTACCCGGGCGCAAGCAACACGTGTGGTACGTCGTCGACGAGGTTACCACCGAGAGCACGACGACGGAGCAACACGTCGTCGCGTTGCTCAAAGTGTTGCGCGACAAGTACCACGCAAACGAGCTGGACTGGCGCGGGCGTCCCAGCGCGGACGGACGGCAAGCACTTGTCCGTGCCGACCCGCACTCGCCGCGTGGCGCGTCAAGCAACAGCGAGCGCCCGTCGCGCAACGTGTACGTCCCGTTCCGGCAAGCCGGAATCACGATTATTCCAGCCTCGTACAACGTCGCGTCTCCGACGAGCGGGCAGCCTCCGCAGCCGGCGGTGATCCGTCGCGAGGACCGGATCGACATGGTGTGTCGACTTCTCTGCGACGCGTTCGACGAGCGGCGGTTGTTTGTGGCGTGCGACGACCGCGGCGTCCCGGCGGCGCCGAGGACCGTCGAGTCGCTCGAGCGCAGCGAGCGCGACGGCACGTTGCGCCCCGAGTCGCAAAAGGGGCTCGCGGACCTGTCGCACTGGACGGCGGCGCTTGGCTACGCGCTTTGGGAGCTTGAGCGTCCGCGCGTAAGCGACCGGGCGCTACACGGGGGCGTCGCGTGACGGTGCCGCTGAGCCAGATCCTTGCGACGTTGCCTAGCGGGTCGCAGGGGCGCGCACTGAACGATCAGGAGCTTGGGACTTATCTCCGCGAGCACCTGGACACCGACGTGGAGAAGGCTCGCAACGCGCGGCACGTTCGCCGCGACGAGCTGTACCGGGACGGGTCCAGCCGCTACATCCTCGACCTTGTCGAAAAGGTCTTCGAGGACCGGACGGTCCGCGAACTTCGGAAGCGGCTCGTCCCGCTCGCCAAGTACGCCAACCTCGTCAAGCGCGTCGTCCGAGAGACGTCGACGATGTATTCCGAGCCGGCGCGGCGATACGTCGACGGCGAGGAGAACCAGCGCGCCTATGATCGGATCCTCGGCGATGAAGGCGTCCGGATGGACGCCGTCTCGCAGGAGATCAACCGGCTGCATAACCTCCACCGCGCGTTGCTTGTCGGCTACCGGATCCGCGTCAATCCCGACGGGAGCAAGACGCCGGTCCTAGACATCGCGACCCCGTCGATCGTTCGCGCAGTCCTTCACCCGAATGATCCGTCACTCGTCGTCGGGTGGATGATCCGCTCGAGCTTCCGTACCGCTCGCTCGCTCGTCGGACTGCCGCGGCAGCCGGTGTGGTCGCTGTGGACCGATCACGAATACGGCTGGCTTGACGAGTCGATGATGCCGGTCGGTCCGCTCGTGCCGCACGGGTTCGGCGTCAACCGTTGGGTGCCGCTCTCGTACGCGGTCAATCACCCGGGATTCTGGCCGGGCGAGGAAGGCGAGGACCTCGTGTCGGCGCAGCTCGCGCTTGGGTTGATTGCCGTCCTGCTCATCAAGGAAACCAAGAGCGCGACGCAGCAAACGTTCCTCACGGGCGACACGTCCGCGATGGATCGCGCGCAATCGCTCGACACCGAGCGCCCAGGCAGCGTCCCAGAGGGTGTCGGCGTGCTCACCGTCGATATGTCGGTTGACCCGTCGCAGTTCATCGCGCCGAGCGACCACATCGAGGAGCGCGCGGGCAACGGCTACGGGCTCAGCGGTCCGCTCCTGCGAAACCAAGGCGTCCAGTCCGCGGAAGCTCGCGAGCTGCTACGGATGCCCTTGCGCGAACTACGCAAGGAGCAAGCGCAGACCTACCGCGTCTTTGAGCGCCAGCTAGCGCGGGTCATGGCGGCGGTGACGGCGAAAGACGCACCGGAACTTGGGTTCACCGTCGACGGGTGGGGCATCGACTTCGGCGAGTCGCAAACCCCGCTCTCCGAGCGCGAATCGCTGCAACTGTTCCTCGAGAAGCGCGCGGCCGGCGTCGACAACACGATCGACTACGTCCGTCGGCTCAACCCCGACCTCCCCGACGACGAGGCGGCGCGTGCCGAGATCCTGACCAACATCAGCGTCGAGACGTGGCGCGTCGGCGAGATGCGCGACCTACAGGCGATATCCGGCGGCATGAGCACCGCCGGCGTCCCGCCCGAGACAACCCCTTCGGACGAGCAGGCCGTATGAGCTCGTCGTCATTCGCGGCGCATCGGCTGACGCCGCACGGAGTCACCCACCGTAACGGGTGCAGGCACGCCGGTCGCAAGACCCCACAGGCGAGGAGAAGCGAGTAGCGATGTTCCAGCGTCACAAGCTCCAGCAAGAAGCGGACGCCTCCAACGGAGGCGGAGCCGCGCCCGCACCTACCACGGCGCAAGGTTCGGTCCTCGACGGCGACACGCTCCGCGCGTTGACCGGCGAGATCCGAAACGCAGTGTTCGCCGAACTGCGACGGAGCGGAGCGTTGCGCGAGCCCAGCGAGAAGACCGCACCGAAGCCGACGCGAGCCGAGCCGGCTGGCGACGTTGAGGAGCGTCTTGCTGCACTCCAGGCCGATAGCGTGCGGATGCGTGCCTACGACCGTGCTTGCGCGTCGCTCGGACTCGACGACGACCAAGCCGCGATGCTCGAGGGTATGTACCGCTCCGCGAACGTCGGACCGGAGCAAGCTCGCGAGTGGCTGACCGCGACCGCGACGAAGCTGAAGCTGACCGGACGCACAACCGTCAACCCACCACAATCCACGCCGCCGGCTTCTCCCTCAAGGAGCGTGTCCGATGCCGGCGCCCCATCCGCACCGCTCGCAGCGACCGAGGACACCTCGGCGCTGGTGATGTCGCCGGCAGACCGTGCCGCGTACATCAAGCAGCACGGCATGGCGGCGTTCCGCGCGAAGGTGCAACGCGACGCAAAGGGAAGCCGCGTCGGTATCCGCTGACGAAAGGATCGCGTCATGGCCAACGAGACTACGACCACCACCCTCGACGACCTCACCCACGCCTCGCTGATCGAGCCGTACTTGATCGCGGCGCTCAGCGAGCAACCCGGGCTCTATCGCTTCTGCAAGGAGTTCGATCTCCGCGGCAAGTCCACCAAGGCGCTCGACATCCCGATCGAGACGTCGTGGTGGGGCAGCGCCAACGACGACGGCGTCGGCGTCGACACCGAGTTCAACGCCACCGAGGGTACCGTGCTGAGCAACACCGCGGTGTCGATCAACACCAAGGTGACGATCACCGCCGCGGAGTATGGAGTCGCAATCGAGGTTACGGACAACGTCGACGAGGATTCTGTCGACGGTCTGGACCTGATGCTGCGCCTTGAGCAGCGAATGCTCCACGTCCTGTCGCTGGCGATGGAGGACGACTTCCTCGCGCTGTTCAACTCGTTGTCCAACGGTGTCGGCACCTCTGGTGTGGACCTCACCGTGGCGCAGCTCCTCGACGCGATCACCGGCATCCGGATCCGCGGCGCGGTCGCGGACTCGCTCGTCGGCGTCCTCGACAACGCCCAGGCGAACGACCTCCAGACCGCGCTTATCGCGACCAACGCCGCCGCGGCGGTGTTCGCGCTGTCGGCTGACCGGATCATCAACTACAACCCGAGCGCGGATCGCGGGCTGTCGGCGCAGCGTCAGGTTGCGACGTTCGCCGGCGTGCCGATGTTCACCTCCGGTCTGACCGACACCGCGAACGGCGGCGCCGATGTCGCCGGTGCGGTGTTCGTCCCGTCGACGGCGTTCAACGACCAGACCGGCCACGTCACCTACGGCATGGCGTGGAAGCGGTTGCCGAGGTTCGAGATGGAGCGCAACGCGAAGCTCCGCACGACCGACCTCGTGATGACGTGCCGTTGGGGCGTCGCCGAGATGAACGACGGGTCGGGCACCAAGATCGTCACCGACGCGCCGTGACCAACATCCGACGCACGTAGTGGCGTCACCGCGGCGCGGGTTAGACCGCTCAGCCCGGGGGCAGTACCCGGGCGCCGCACCGCAGAAAAAAAGGAGGCAGCAAGTGGCAGAACCGATCCTTTGGGCGCACAAGGCAGCCGCGACGCGAACTCGCATCGCGCGGCGGTGGAACGAGGCGACGCAAAAGTTGGAGATCGCCGTCGACGAGGAGACTGGGCTCCCGGTGCGCGAGCGTGTTCCGCAGCGGGCGCACGAGGCGTCGTCTGGCTACAGCGAGCCGCGCGTTGCCCGGCATCAACGCACGCTCTACGTCCTCCAGCATGACGGAACGATCGCGCACGTCCCGACGACGATGGGTGCCGGCGACATCGACGGCGCGGACCACTTCGGCAAGTACGTCCGCGCGAAGGCTCGTCACTTTGGATGGCTTCCGGTCGGGCAGTGTCCGCTCCGCGCCGTTGCGGCTGGAACGGTTCAGCCTCACCAGCTCCGCGACGCGAACCTTCGCGCCAGCGCAACGGACGGGACTGGCAAGGCGTGTCAAGGCTCGTACGGCGAGGAGCGGTGGTGTCCGCACTTCGTCGCCGAGGAACGCGCCCGCAAGGAGCTGAACGCGAAGGTCCAGGCGAAGCGCGCAGCCGCTCACCAGAGCGAGGCAGACAAGATCATCCGCGCCGGTCAGCAGCAGACCAAGGAGATCGTGAGCGGCGTCGCGAACGTGCTTGCCGACGCGATCCGGTTGTCGCAGCCCGAGCCGGCGCCGCGCAGCAAGCGAGGCGAGACGCCGTGACCGCTCCGGGCGCAGGGAAGCTCACCGGCGGTGTCCGTCCCGAGGACTACCGTCCGGCGCCGCTGCGTCCGCTCACGACGCCGCAGGAGCTCAAGGAAGCGACGGTGCGGGACTACGCGCTCGCCGCGCAACGGACCGGGCAGCCGGTTGACGTCGCGGCGATTGAGCGGGTCGCCGTCGAGCACCTGCGTATCGTCGACGCGTACCGAGCCGGCGTGGACACCACGGCGCGTCCAGCTCCGCAGGAGCGCCCGAATCACGCCGCCGCGGCGGTCGCAGCGGACCCGGACAGCGGCGTCAAGCTCCGCGAGCGTGGCGCACCGGACCTTGTCGCGCCGCTCCATGGCAAGGGTCGCCGCGACGGGAAGTGGGCGCACGCTCGAGCTCGACTGCGGCGAATCCTGGAAGGGATGACCCCGAAGTTCCGGACCACGGCGCAGGGCGCCGAGCTGGACTTCGACGGCTCGACGGCGACCGCGCAGATCCCGCAGCTCGCACGCCGCTACTACCGACTCTGGGGAAACTTCCTGCACCGCAACCGGCGGTCGCGACACAACCCGTTCGCGGGGATGAGCGACGCGGACGCGTGCCGGATGTTCATCGCGGAGGTGTACGCGATCTGCGATGCGTCGACGGGCCGGCTCGGTCAATGGTGGGTGCCGCGGTGACGGAGGTGCAAGACATCCTGTTCGGCATCGCCGGGCAGACGCTTTACTTTGACGCGCCCGAGGGTCGCCCGTCGTCGGTGACCAGCGTCGAGGTCTTCGCGGACGAGAGCGCCGACACGTCGCCCGCCGAGACGGCGATCACCGGCGTGGGTTCGGTCGAGGCGATCTCGACGACGTTCACCAACCCCAGCGGACCGAATCAGGACGACCCCTACAAGCTCCACCTCACCTCGGTGGCTGGGCTGATCCGCTCGACGCCAGCGAACCGCCGGTGGTACTGGGCGACCGCGACGGACGGGGCGCGCGAACAGGTCGAGGTGGCGCGTATCGAGTCGGCGAGTAATCACGGCTACGGGCGCAACCCGCTGACGCAGGAGTACGTCAGCGGCAACACGTTCGACTCGCCGCGCATCGTGGCGACCGTGGCGACGGCATGGTGTAGCGACCTCAACAAGATCAGCGACCCGTTGAACCCCAACCCGCGCTACCGGGTGCGCTGGGTCTACGTCGTCGGCGGGGTGACGTGCGTCGGCGTGTCGTGGTTCGACGTCGTCCGTTACTCCGCGTTGTCGACGGTGACGCCGATGGACGTCGAGCGCAGGTTTGCGGGATGGCTGCATCGGCTGCCGATTGACGAGCGGCTCGAACAGGGGCAGCGAATCATCCGCGAGGCGCAGCGCGAGGTGGGCGTCCGGTTGCTCGAGCTGGGCAAGGGACTGGCGCCGCAACGCAACTCGCCGGCGCTCAACGAGCTGGTCCTCTACATGGCGCGGCTCATCGCGCACGAACAGCAGTTCGACGACGGCGCGGACAACGCGGCGCAGGTCGACCGCGCGGCTCGAGAGTTCGAGCGCCGGCTTGGGTTGCTCCGCGAGCCGAAGGTCAATCAGCAGACGACATCGGACGGCGGCGGTGCGCCGACGTTCCAGGTCCCGATCTTCCGGAGGTAGTCATGCCGCTCAGCACTCCAGATAGCGACGTCAAGCAGATCACCAGCGCGTCGGTCACGTTCGACACCACGATGGTGTCGGGTGTCCAGTACGTTCTCCGCGGTTCGTGCGACCTCTGGTATCGAATCAGCTCCGCAAGCACCGCGGCGCAAGCGAACACGGACGCGAACCACTACCTCCCGAAGGGAGCCACGGCGCTCGTGGCGGCGAAGGGTGCGGCGAACAAGATCACCGCGATCCGCGACGCCGTCGACGGGTACGCGAGTCTCTCGGAGCTCGTCGGAGTCGCGTGATCGACCTCATCGCATACGGCGACGAGCCCGAGCTTGCGCTCCTACTGGAGAGCGCCAGCCGTGCCGCGGTGTACCCGGCGACCGGGGCGGCGTTCACGGCAAGGACCGGGACCACGCTCACGTCGCTGTACCTGTTCAACGAGGCAAGCGGCGATGTGCTCGACAAGGTCGGCGCGAACAACCTCACGACCGTCAACACGCCGACCTACGCCTACGCCTACCAGGGACGCACCGGAATCCACTATGACGGCGACACCGACGCGCACCGGGCCGACGTGCTCGCGCTCGGGACCGGATCGGGGCTGTACGGCGCGGTCATCCGCAAGACTGGCGACACGACCGCGGCGCGCAACATCGTCCAGCGGACGAACGGGTCAAACGATCCGTGCGTGATCTTGAACTTCGCGGTGACGTCGGGTAACCCGCAGATCATCGTCCGCGATGCCGGGACGAACGCGCTTCTCGTCGACGGCGCGACCTTCGCAGGCGACACCACGAGCCTGCTTCTTGCGATGGTGCAGATCGACAAAAGCACCGACACGGCGCGGGCGCTCGTGACGGACGGTCGGCAGTTGCTCGAGCTGAGCGGGTCGATCGCTGGGTTCGGCTCGCTGGACGGGACGTCGCAGACGTTCGGCTTCGGCAACCGAGTACAGCTCGGGCAGACCGCGGCGTTCTACGGATTCGCGGTCGTCGGCGCGGGCGCCGAGGGTTCGTCGAGGCTGCGCGACATCGCGCGAGGACTGGGCTGGCTATGACGCACTGGCTACCCGACGAGGGCGCCCCGGTCCGCACCGTCGACAGCGGGGCGGCGTGGCACGTCTGCTACCTCGACGACGGGCGCTATCAGGCGCAAGTCCAGCTCGGGTCCGGTCGGTGCGTCCTGCACTGCGGCGACGGGGAATCGGTTGCGTTCCGCGTCGAAGCGGACAACTCGATCCCGGTCGCCGACGCGCTGGCAATTGCCGCGGCGATCCGCGAGGACGTGGGAGTCCTGCCGTGACCACGACGGTCGCCGACATTCGCGCCACGATCGTCGACACGATCAAGGCGCTGGTCCCGACGGGCATCACGACGCCACGGTTTACGCCGTGGCAGGAGGACACGTTGCGGACGTCGTTCCGCCTGTGGAGCGAGAAGAACCCGCTCGCGGCGTTCCGTCGCTTTTCCGTGCGGGTGCTTCCTGGTGTCGAGCCGGCCGGCGTACACGACTACAACCGGCGCCGCGAGGTGGCGCGGCTTGAGTGCGTCGTCGCCTATCCCGCCGATCACCGCTACGGTGCGCTCGGTGCGGTGTCGCTGGACACAATCCTCGCCGCGGACATGGCGCTCATCGTCGACGCCGTCGGCACGAAGGGCTACGCGACGATTTCGCCCGCTGCGGCGGCGGTGGTCACCGACGAGGGACACACCGTCGAAGACCTCGAGGCGTGCCGCTTCGGCGTCGCCACGTTCACCTGCGAATACTACCGGAGCACAACATGAGCCGCACCTCACGCCTTCAATCTGTCCACTACGAAGCCGAGACGACCTACGCCGAGGAGGTCTACACGTTCGGCACGCGGCTCGGCGTCTATGACGTCGTCGACGTGTCGGGCTTGACCAAGAGCAAGCAGGACTCGCCCCGCGCGACGCAGTATCGCGGCGAGAAGGGGATCCCGATTCCGCTGGTCAAGGGCGGCTCGTTCAAGATCCGGTTGCCGATGGCGGGTCACGGGTCGTCGACTGCCGGCGCGGGGCTGGCGGTCAGCGCCGTGGAGACGCTCCTGGGACACGTCTTCGGCGCCGCCGAGCTGAGCGCGGCGGGCGGGACGACGGTCACCAGCGCGACGGACGCGGACACGTTCGCCGTCTCGGCGAGCGGCACCTTCGATAGCAAGGGGTTCGCGTTCCTCGGCGCGAAGGGCGACGGTCGCGGCGACGGTCAGCCGGTCGCGATCGACACGCACTCGACGAACACGATCCAGCTCCTCACCGCGGCGCCGGCGGCGCCGACGAACGGAGACGTGTTCGCGGCGGCGACGCAAATCTACGCGGACGAGAGCCCGGACGCGGCGTTCACTTCGCTGCGGTTCCGTATCAGCTCGGCGAACCAGTGCTACGACTGCATCGGGTGCGTGCCGACGGCGGTGGAGTATGAGACGGCGATCGGTCGACCGCTGACGATCACGATCACCTTCGACGTCGCGTGGTGGAAGGAGTCGACGCCGACGTTCCCGACGACGGACTCGTTCGAGGAGCCTGTCCCCGCGCCGTTCGCCGGCGGGTCGATGTTCTTCCAGGTCTACGGCACCGCGACTCGCGCGACCTACACGATCCGCGAGCTGAGCCTGTCGCACGCGTTCGGCGTGGCGCTGCAAGACTCGCCGCTCGGTAGCCGCGGTGATCAGGTCCGCACTGGCGCGGTGCGAGCGCCCGAGACGTTCCAGGCGTCGTTCGTGCTCGACGCGCAGACGCAATCCGCATCGCCGACGTGGCCGGCCAACTGGGACGCGGAGCAGGACTACCACGTCCTCATCGGCTTCTCTGGCGCGGCGTCGGGGAAGCGCGTCGGCTTGTACCTGCGTCGGTTCCGTTTGGATCAGGCGCGTCCTGTCCAGATGGATATGAACGGCGTGAACAGCATCCGCGTGAACGGCACCGCGACTACCGACGTAACGGGAGCCGACGACCGCGCCCGCGCGTCCTACGTCTGGATCTACGGCTGACATGGCACTCAACATTCAACGTCCGCTCACCGACTCGTTCCGGCTCGCCTATGCCGGCGACCCGGCGCTTGACCACTCGCTGCCGGACTTCGACGCGCGTTACGAGCGGTGTGTCCAGCGGCTCGACTTCTCGGAGCTCATCAAACCCGGCGAGCAACCGACGTGGTTCTGGTTCGCGCCGTTGTCGATTTCGCAGGTGCGGAAGCTCCTCGACGTCGCGACCGGGAACCGGCACTTCTGGCTCGCGGTGCGGATGTCGCTGCGGCGGCTCGAGGGCGGCGGTGATGTCGTCGTCGAGCGGGCGACCGACAGCGAGTACCCGAAGCTGGGCGAGCTGGTCACCGTCGCGCTGATGGACGCGCTCGAGGCGCTGCCACAGCAGCTCGGGCGGCCGGCGTTTGAGTTGGTGAACGACTTTGGCGCGGCGATTCTCGCCCGCGCGATGGGTCCACTCCCAAAGTGACCGAGGGGTTGCGCGTCCTCCCGTATATCCAAGCGGCGCGCGAAGACGATCCAGAGTTCGGGACCTACGACGATTGTGCTCGCTGCGAGCGCCACAACTCACCGGAGTTGCGGCGCGACATGGGTTGCGGGTTGCTAAGCCCCGCGCCAACGCCTCCACGGTCGATCATGTTGAGCGACAAGATCCCAGACCTAACCGGCTGCCCCGTCTACGCGGCGCTCCTGCCCGACGTCGTTGACGTGGCGTGGGTGTGGCCGCACTACGATAAGGGACAGCTCGCGCTCGCGATGGGCGACCTCGAGCCGTCGCGGTCGCTCATGGACGGGTTGCGGATGTTGTCGTCGGCGATCACGGAGCAAACCGTCTTGGCGCACAAGGAGCGGTCGCAGGCCGCAGGAGGACGATCGTGAGCCTGTCGCAACTTGTCGCCCAGACGCTCCTCCAGTTCCGCGCCGATACGTCGCAGGCTCGCAGCGAGATCGGGAAGCTAGGCGAGGCTGAGAAGAAGGCGGCGCAGGACGCGGTGGACGCCAGCGACAAGCGCAACGCGATGTACGAGCGCGTCGCGGCGGGCATCACGAGACTAAACGTCGCGATGGGCGTGGTGACCAAGGGGATCGAGCTCGCCGGGCAGGCGTGGGCGGCGTACGACGAGTTCCAGGATCTCGCGGCGGCGAAGGGCACAATCTCGATCGACGGGTTGCGGAAGGCGTCGAAGGGACTCAAGACCGACCTCGACTTGCTCAAGCTGGCGGCCGTGTCGCAGAACACGACCTTCAAGCTGACGCAGGAGCAGCTCGAAAACGCCACCCGCGCGATGCGGACCTTCGAGGAGGCCGGCTACGACGGGGCGCGGGTTCAAGCGGCGCTCGAGAACGCGATCAAGAAGGGGTCGATCGAGCCGCTCAAGGAGCTGGGCGTCAACCTCGAGTTGGCGAAGGACCAGACCGGCAAGTACAACCAGCTCCTAGAGGTGCTTGCGGAGAAGTCCGCTGCGGCCGGTGACGCGGAGCTGTCACGCGGCGACAAGATGAAGCAAAGCATCGTCGCCTATCAGAACGCCATCAACGACTTGAAGGTCGCCGTCGGCGAACTCGTCGTTGCGTTTCAGCCGGTGCTAGCGACGCTGGCGAACATGGCGCAGGCGATTGCGGCGGTGGTCAAGGAGATCCCAGGAGAGATCCTGTCGATCCTCGCGGTCGGGGCTGGCGGCGCGTACGCTGCAAACAAGGTTGCGAAAATGGGTGCCGGCGGGCGACTAATGAAGATCGCCAGAGGCGCGGCGGTCGTGGGAACGCTTGTCGAGACGAGCGAGGTGCTCGCCGAAGTCATCTACGACGAAACCAACACCTACACGCTGGGAGGCATGACGCCGGAGCAGCGGGTCATGGCAGAGATGGGCGGCGAATATGTCGCCTATAAACAGCGGGTCAACGCGACGATCGCGAAAGCTGAAGCCGGCGAGCAAGCCTACGAGGCCGCGCGTGCCGCTGATGCTGCGGTATGGGACGCGAAGTACAACCGCGTTCTCGCGACGTTCAAGGCAGAGAAAAAGCTAAGCAGCAAGAAGATCCTTTTCGACGCGTTGATCGCAACTGCGAACGGCGACGAGAAGAAGATCGCCGAAGCAACGCGCCTCATGGAAGCCGCGAAGTCGAAAGCGGCAGCGGCGAGATCCGCAGCGCGAAACCGGGCAGACGAAGAGGGAACCGGCGAGATCGAGCTGACCACCGAGGACCGCCGTCGGCGCGAAGTGATGACCCGCGCCGGTGCGATGTTTGGCGGCGAGGTCCAGTTGCCGCAGGTCCCTGTGGAGGCGATGCCGCTCGCGGCGGGAATCCAGCGCGAGGTTGACCGCGCCGCAGCGGAGCGCGAGCAACTGGCGCGACGCGAGAGCCGGCTTGAAGCGATGTTCGGCCCGCTGTCGGAGTTCGACGCGTACGCCACAGCGTTCGGCGCCTTGAATAGCGTCGCAACCGAAGCGTTCTCGGCGTGGGTGAACGGTGCCGAGTTGACCAGCGCGGCGATGAAGAAAATGGCGGCTGCGGCGCTCGGTAGCGTGGCGTCCGATATGTTCGCTCGCAGCATCCAGCACGCCGCCTACGCGCTCGGGAACCTCGCGTTCGGGCTCGCTGGCGACCCGAGGGCACTCGCCGCCTCGGCGGTCCATGCAAAGTCCGCTGCGGCGTTCGCGGCGGGTGCGGTCGTCGTCGGTGGACTCGCGCGAAAGCTAGGCGGCGGTGCGGAGTCCGCGGCTGGCGCTGGGGCTGCCGGCGGCGCGGCTGGGTACGGCGCAGGAGGAGCGGCGAGCATCGGCGCGGCTGGCTCGCAACGCGACATGGGGCGCATCACGAACCTCTACGTCGGCGACGTCTGGGGCGACGACAACCCGCGGACCGCGCGGCAGAAGTTTGCCCGCTCGTACCGCGCCGCGCGACGCGAGATGGACAGCGTCGGAGGAGTCGAGTTCCGATGAGCGCCGGCGGCTTCCTTGAAGCGCGACTGACGCTGTCGTCTGCGGCCACGTTCGCGTGGACCGGATCGTCCGGCTCGAGCACGATCACGGTGGCGGCGGGCAGCTACTACCCCTCCGCGCTGTGCTCGGAGATCCAAACCCAGCTTGGGAACATCGGCGAGACGCACACGGTTTCGCTCGACACCGCCGAGGGCGGCACGGGGCGGGTGACGATTGCGGGCGCGACCTTCTCGATCACCTGGACGACGACGGCGCTACGCGACGCGCTTGGGTTTACGGCTAACTTGTCGTCGGTGACGACCGCGACCGGGGCGCAAGCAGCGCGCGGGGTCTGGCTGCCCGGTGTACGCAACCGCTTTTCGCGCTACGGACACGTCAGCGCGACCGCCGAGAAAGGCGAGCTGGTCACGGATTTCCGCGCGACGGTCAGCCCGACCGGGTACGTCCACGGCACCTACTCCACCAAGCACCGACGGCACCGCGGCATCCGGTGGGAGGGCGTGCCGAACAACCGCGCGAAGCAACACCACGAGACGATCGTCAACGAATCGTTTGAGGCGTTTGCCTTGGACTGCATGACGGGTCGGTTCAGCCTGATCCCCGTGTCGCCGTACGTACGGCTGACGTGGCAACCGAACGTGACCACCGTCGGCAAGCTGCTGTGGCCTTCGACGTTCTCGCTTGAGACGCTCGTCCGCGGCTGGACCGGGCGCTACGTCGTCGACCTCCCCGAGCTGGTCGAGGAGGACGCGTAACGTGGGAACCACGCTCGGAGCGATTCAAGCCGGCGGCGGGCTGCAATACCAGGTCGTCGTCGCCGTCGAGGGGTACGAGTACCTCATCACGAACGGTCCGACTGCCGCGGCGGTGACCGCGTGGGCTGGGACGGACTGGACGCAGGCTCTCGGTGGGCTCGGCGTGCGCTGGCCGGGACGGCAGGAGTTGCAGGCGTGGAAAGCGGACGTCCAGGTCACGTCGCTTTCGTTCTGCGTCCAAGGCGACGCTAACGACACGTTCGGTCGCGCGGTCTTCGGCTCGGCGGCGGGCGCGTACACCGCCCAGACCGCCCCGGTCGACAACAACGACACGACGCTCTCCGTCGCGTCGACGGCGGGGTTCGCCTCGTCGGGCGCGGTCCACCTCGGGACGGAGCGCATCGCCTACTCGAGCAAGACGACGCAGAGCCTCGCGGGACTGACGCGCGGCACCTACGCGCCGTTCCGCACCGCGGCGAGCGGGAACTCGAGGTTCGGGCGCTATCACCCGCTGGGGCTCATCGGCGACGGGATCGTAATCAACCCGCACGTCTCGTCGACGCAGCGCAAGTGGAAGGGGCGGTGGGTCGGCGTGTGGATCCATCGCGTCGTGGGCGGCGTGCTCGACGTCAAGGCCGAGGCGCAACTGGTCTTCGCGGGACGGATCTCCAGCGTCCGCGACGAGGCAGACGGGTTGACGTGGGTGGAGTGCGACGACCTCCGCGGGGCGATCCGCGACTGTACGTTGCTCTCGGATCAGTGGACGGCGAGGCTGCGCGAAGGTATCTACCTCAAGGCGGGCTGGCGGTTCTCGGCGCAGGACCGGATCTGGACGATCAGCGGCACCGTCGACGTCGAACGGTTCGCGAACGATCTCGTCGTGGTCGACGCGTCGCCGGGCGCTAACGAGATCCTCGCCGGCGTCTACACGCTCGACGAGCTTGCGACGGAGCTCAACGCATGGCTCCAAGCGGAGCGGTCCGCGGCGCGGCTGAGCCTCTATCACAACTGGACGCCGCGAGTCGCCGTGGACGCGGGCATCCGGTCGCAGTGGTCAGCGAATAGCCTAGCCTCGTTCGATCGCGCTGACTGGTACCTCTACGCGCCGAGCGACGTGCTCGAGTTCATGGGCTGGCCGGCGGGTCGCACCTATATCGCGGACCTGTTCGACGCGCCTTCGCAGACGCTGACCTCGCCAAACGCGCCTTACCGCGTGTTCTTGACGCAGTCCGAGATCACGTCGCTCGGTACCGCGCCGGTGCCGTTCGACGAGGTCCAAGGGTCGTGGTGGTCGCAGCGGGACTACCTACCGGCAAAGCTCAAGACGGCGACGCTGTCGGGGCAGGACTGGGGCGTCGTCCAGGTCGGCGGCGGTGCGATGGCGCTCGCGCGGCTCCGGAGCGATACGCAGACGATCACGCTCAAGGCGCACCCGCTCCTCGACGACATCAGCGGTCAGCCGTTCGCGCGCGGCGCTGGTGTGGGGCAGCGCGTGACCGTCGAGGACGAGGGCAACGTGGAGTTGCGGCAGGTGGCGGTCATTCACGGCGAGCTGGACGAGTTGCTCACGCGATTTCTCGTCTCGACCGGGACCGCCTCGTACAACAGCGCGTCGGACGTGTTCCCCGCGCACCTCGGCGCGGCGATCCCGTACGAGCTGCTAGGCACCGCGTGGACGGCGAGCGTGGCGAACGTCGCTGAGGCGGCGGCAGAAATCGACGTGGTGATCGAGAAGCCGACGCGGCTCACCGAGGTAATCGGCGCGGACCTCGCGGCGAGGCTGGCGTTCTTTCGCTGGAAGAACGGCGCGCTTCGTCTCGCGACGTGGTCGACGCCGAGCACCGCGACGGTTGAGCACGCGTTCACCGAGGACAACAAGGCGACGCCATCGGACGCGACCGACAACCAACGCACTGTTGCCAACGAGACAGACGACTTCCTCTGCAACCAGATCAAGCTTGAGTACAACCGCGTGCTGTCGGGCGGCTATCGGTCGACGACGGTGATCCGCGACCAAGGCTCAATGTACGAGCACGGGTCCCGCGAGCCGGTATCAATCTCGCTCCGCAACACGTTCTCGGGCCTGACGACGAACGGCGGCGCGATCGACCACGTGACGGACCAGCTCGCCGCGCAACTGCGCCTGTTCTCGCAGCCACTGCGGCTCCTGCGACGCACCATCGCCCTGCCGTACTACGAGGGGTTAGCGCCGGGTGACATCTGTTCTGTGACCGACGGCTTCGCCCGCGACCCGTCGACGGGCGCTCGCGGACTGACGAATCGCGCCGGGCTCGTCGTCGGGGTGCAAGTTGACTGGGGCGGTTACGAGCTGGACAGCGGCGGCGTGCGCCAGCCCGTCGCGCAGGTCGACATCCTGATCTTTCCCCGCGACAAGATCAGCGCGTATTGCCCCGCGGCGTCGTTCCTCGGGTCGGCGTACACCAGCGGAACCAAGACGATCGCCGCAGACGCGCACGCCTACAGCGAGGCGGCCGACCCGGTCGACGCGTCGTGGTTCGCGGCGGGCGATGCGGTCATCGTCGTCGAGGACGACCCCGACGACCCGGCCGCGCCGCAACTGTGGGTCGACACGGTGTCGAGCGTCTCGTCGTCGACCATCGTGCTCAGCACCGGGCTGGCCGGCATCACGTCGGCCAAGCGGTACCGGATCCTCTCCGACGCATACCCGTCCGCGGTCACCACGCAGCGGGTCGACGCGTACCAGGCTCGAGCCGGCGACCTACTCGTGGCGTCCGGCGTCGACGCGTACGAGTACGGGCTACACCAGCTCGACACGAGCGTTACGGAGCTGCCCGGCGACGAGCAGCCGTCGCTATACGCTCGCGCGGCAATCGGGCAGGGGAAGGCGCTGGATGTCGCATACGAGTGGGATGCCGCGCACCTCGCCAACAACGTCGTCCACCACCGCACCAAGGTGGTCGCGCCGACCCTGTACCGGAACGTCCTCGGGGCGACCGTCGCTTGCGTCCGTCGGATCCTCGCGATCGAGCCGGTCGTCCTGCACCCGGGCGAACTGCTCGGGTCGATGGAAAAGCAACTCATGCTGCGCCCGTGGCTCCGGTCGACGAGTGGCACGGCGAAGCTCTACGCCACGCTCTGCCGCGAGCCGCCGAGCGGCGACGCGCTGTTGTGGACTGACGCGGACGCTCGCACCTACCAGCTCCGCGGCGCCGGCGCGACGGTCGAGTGGTCCTCGAGCTCGTCGACGTGGGCGCTCGGGGCAGTGCAAGGCGTCGACGTCAGCACCGTCGATCCTGCGACGGGAATCGGCTATCTCGTGATAGAGGGAGAGCGATACCTCGAGACGCGAGGCATGGCGCTCTGCCAAGTCAACCTACCACTCGCGCTATAGGAGTCAGCAATGGCGACATTCAACAAGTTCGACGTGTTCAGCGAGCACCTCGCCGAAAAGGTCCACAACCTCGACACCGACACGCTCAAGGTCTACCTGTCAAACACTGCGCCAAATGCCTCGACGCACGCGGTCAAGGCTGACATCGCCGAGATCACCGCCGGGAACGGCTACACCGCCGGCGGCAACGACACGCAGAACGCGACGTCGCGCACCGGCGGTACGACGAGCGTCACCGGCGTGGACTTCACCATCACCGCGACGGGCGCGGTTGGTCCGTTCCAGTACGCGATTTTGTACAACGACACGCCGACGAGTCCGGCCGACCCGCTGATCGGATGGTGGGCGACATCGTCGACGACGCTTGCCAACGGCGAGACGTTCACCGTCGACTTCGGCTCTTCGATGTTCACGATCGCGTGACGTATGTTGTGGACCCCGAGCAAGGGCGCACTGCTGTACGAGCAGACCCACGGCAGTAGCGGCACGACTGACCCCGGCGTGCAGGTCCAGACCGGCGGCACCTCGTCGACGAAGGGTGCTGTCGTCGAGCTCATCGCGTCGACGGCATTCGACTCGTACCTCATGCAGGTGATCGTCACCGGGTACGGCGTGTCGACCGGCACGTCGCGCCTTTGCGTTGACATCCTCACTGGCGCAGCGACCGAGGAGGTGCTGATCGCCGACCTGCTGTGCGGGTTCGTCGGCAGCTTCATCAACGTCGACCCCGGTCCTGTCCAGTACATGATTCCGATCTACGTCCCGGCCGGCACGCGACTGTCCGCGCGAGCCGCTGGCGACCGCGTAAACACCAACTGCCGCGTGTCGGTCCAGCTCTACGGCGGCGCGGGATACCCACCGTTCCCCGTCGGGCAGCGCGTCGTGACGTACGGCATCGGCACGGTCCCCAACGGCACGAACGTCACGCCCGGTGCGAGCGGCGCCGAGGGGGCATGGACGCAGATCACCGCGTCGACGACGGAGGACGCGATGTGCGTCATCCCGGGCGCGCAACCACCGACCGGCGACACGACGCTGACGACCGCGTTGTTCCGCGGCGACATCGGCGTGGGCGCGGCGACCGAGGAGATCATCGCCGGCGGTGGGCGTGAGCAATCGTTCTTGTGGCGGTTGACCAGCAACGAGTTTGCCCACGGAATCATGAACCCGATCCCGCTGTTCGCCGACATCCCGAGCGGCTCGAGGTTGAGCGCGCGGCTGAGCCGGACGAGCGCCGCCGACACGGTCGCGACCTGGAACATGGCCCTCTACTGCGTGAGCGCGTAATGGCCCTCGTCGAACCTTACGAGCTGGATGGCGTCACGGTCGGTGCGACCGAGCTGTCCATCGTGTCCGGCACCACGACGTTGCAGAACGTCACCACCGACGGGATTTACCACCTGTGGCTCGACGCCAACACGATGGCCAAGGGCGACTACTTCCGGTGGAGGGTCTACGAGAAGGTAATCTCGACTGGCACCAAGCGCGTCGTGTTCTCGATGACTTTGGGCAACGCGCAGTCGGAGCCGCTCGTCACGCCGCCGCTGATGCTCCTCCACGGCTGGGACATGACGTTGCAGAAGATCGCCGGCACGGACCGCGCTTTCGACGCGTCGGTCCGCGGCAACGACGTCGCGCCCGTCGAGGCTTACACGCTGTCGGCGGTGACCGTCGGCGCAACGGAGCTGTCCGTGGTGAGCGGGACGACGACGCTCCAGACCGTCACAACGCACGGCGTCTACCAAGTGTTCGTCGACGCGAGCAACATGGCCAAGGGCGACGAATACCACGTCCGCATCTACGAGACGGTGGAGGGAACGGGCGGCACCAAGCGACAGGTTTACGAGGCGACGCTCCACGACGTCCAGTCGCAGTTGTTCGTCAGCCCGATGTTGCAGCTCAAAAACGGCTGGGACGTCACCCTGATCAAGATCAGCGGCACGGACCGCGCGTTCGACGCCTCAATCCGGCGGGTGACCTGACATGAGCTTTTGGGTCTGGAGCGGGTTTAGCCATGTCGGCGCCGGCGCCGTCAACGTCTACACGCTCGCCGCAGACCCGGGCAGCTACACCGTCACCGGCACCGCCGCGACTCTCTCCACGACGCGGCTTCTCGTCGCCGACGCTGGCTCGGTCGCGGTCACCGGCACCGATGCCGCGCTCGTCGTCGGTCGCGTGGTCGTCGCGGACGCTGGAAGCGTTGCGATTTTCGGCACCGATGCGGGCTTGCTTGCGACGCGACTCCTCGTCGCTGACGCTGGCGCCGTCAATATCGTCGGCACCGCTGCGACGCTCGCGGTCGGACGGACGCTCGTCGCCGACGCCGGGTCGGTCGTCGTCACTGGGACGGCTGCTGACCTGATCTTCGCGCAGGGCGCGACGCTGACCGCCGACGCTGGCAGCTACGCGATCACCGGGACCGCCGCGGACTTTGTGCGCGGGTTCGTGGTCGCCGCGAACGCCGGATCCATCGTCGTCACCGGCACGGCTGCGACGTTCCTGCGCGGGTACGCTTTCGCGGCCGAGGCCGGCACGGTCACAATTGCTACGCCGGTCGAGACGCTGCTTGCGTACCGCGGCGCGTTGCTCGGGTTGCCGCTCGCGGAACTGCACTATCCGCGCATCATCCAACCGCACCGATGGGCGACGAACGGACGCCCGCCGGATGTGCGGTTCCTCCGTGCGCTGATCCGGTCGCAGAACCACGCGATGGCGTATCGGCGCAAGACGTTTTTGCGCTGGGGCGACCTCGACTCGCCGCCCGAGGGACTGACCGGCGACGTCACTCGCTTCCGCTGGCGGTGCCACACCGGCTACGGCGCGACGCACATCGGGCTCGTGCTCGGGCTCGGGATCGACGACAAGGCGACCGGGTCGTCGCCGGCGGTCCAGCTCGAGATCACGCCGGTCGGTGGCGGTGCGGCGACGTCGGTGACCAGCACGGGCGGCGCGTCGACGACTGGGACGGACGACTACCCGAGCCAGATCCTATGGCGTCGCGAGAAGCTCGCGGTGCTTCCCAACACCACCTACGAATGCCGGCTGTTCACCCAGGATTACGGTCGCATCGTCTCGGTTTGTGCCTACGAGATTGCTTCGCCCTTCGTCGATCCGCGCAAGGACTACTACATCGGCGAGCAACCCGGCGTGGAGGCGCCCGTCACCGATACGCTCCGCGAGCGAATCCTCGTCGGGCTGTCGTCGATGTGGCGGCGCAACGGCTCGCACCTGTACTCGTGGCCGGGCGACCCGAGCGGGACGCAACCGACGTTTGCCACGTCGACGTGGACGAACATCATCGACGGCTCGACGACGTCCAGCTCCTCGACGCCCGGGTTTGCGCTGGGCGACGCCGACGAGGTGACGTTGCTCGCGCAACCGCGACGGAGCAAGGCCGACGCGCTGGACGTCGTGCTCGCGGCGCATGGCAGCGTGGCGAGCGGTAGCGGCGGCGAGGTGAGGCTCCTCGACAATAACGGCACCGCGTGGATGACGCTGACGGGGATCGGCACGACGGCGCAGTGGTACGCGGCGACCGGGACGATCAGCCTCGACGGCATCACCAAGCTGGACGCGCAGGCCCGCGCGACGTCGTCGACGCTCACGCTGAACGCACTGAGCCTCTACACCTACGCCTAACCGGAGCGCCCATGATCGACCTCGACACCATCGTGACTATCGGCACCGCGATCGCCGGCCTGTTCGGCTACCGCCGCGCGACCGACAACCTCGCAGAGCAGTGGCGCCGCGTGTCGCGGCTCGTCGACGCGACGACCAACCAGGTACTCCGCGCTGCGAACAAGGCGGGGCGACCCGTCACGAGCGCGGACGTCGAGCGGTGGTCGCGGCTGATGCGCGCCGGTGCGGACGCGGCTGGGATCCGGTTGTCCACCTCGACGTGGCGCCGCGCGACCGACCTCGCACGCGACCGGCTCCTCGCGCACCAGCTCGAGCTGGACGACGACACGGCGGCGCCGCTGAGCGAGCGGCTCGGCGACGTGGTCCGCGCGCTGGAGTCCCACCGCAACGTCGGGGGTGCGCGTCGTGGAGGCTGAGCTCGCGCAATCGGCGGTTGGGGCGGTCGGCGTGGTCGGGTTCTTGGTGTGGGCAGTAAAGAGATTGATCGAAGGCGCGGAAAAAGCCGCCGCTGAAAACACGAAAGCCATTTCCGGTACCGGCGATCGGATGGTGCAGGCCATTGAGCGTCTCGACGGGCGAATGGAGCGCATGAGTTCGTCGCTCGCCGACATCCGGCGCGACCTCGCGGCAGGCACCGCGCATCAGGAACGGACCACTGAGCAGCTCGAGGCGATCCGCGAGCTGTTGGACGTCGACGACGACAAGCCGGCGAAAAAGCACAAGCCGAAGGCGAATGGAGCTGCGCTGTGAGGTGGCTACCGTCGATCGGCGCGCTACTCAGCCGCGCCACCCACGAGCTGGATCACCTCGAGGGTCCGTACCCCGGCGGCCCGCACCTCGACGAGCCGGACGATGACCTACCGGCGCCGCTGGCGATCGACTCGGCGGGGTGGCTCGTCGGCGACGGGGTTGAGCGGATCCCGACGTCGCGCGGCGGGTATCGCTGGCGCACTCGGTCACAGCAGCCCGGCGGGATCCTGTGGCACTGGACTGCAACCTCGCACGGTAGTGGGCGGACGCTCGCTCGGCGAATCGCGTCGGGGTCGGGGTCGTCGGTGCACGTCTGGATCGACGCAGACGGTTCGCTGATCCAGTCGGCGCCGTTCTCTCGCGGGACCGGACACGCCGGCGGTCCGAGCTCCGCGCGACTCGCCGAGCGCGACGGGGTGGTGTCTCTCGACCCGGCTGGCGCTCACTCGGCGAATAGCTACCTACTCGGCGTCGAGCTGGTCAACGTCGGCGAGGTCCGCAGCGTCGGCGGCAAGTGGCTAGGCTGGCCGTTCGGTCGCGGACCGGAGCGGTCGCCGACGGTCCCGGCGTCGCAGGTCGTCGAGGGAGTCGACGCGATGGGGCGCAAGCGGACCTACCAGGACTACACCCCCGCGCAACGCACCGCCGCGGAGCGACTCGCTCGAGCCTGCCGAGCGCGGTACGGGTGGTCGCAGCCGCAGCCGTACTCATGGGGGCATTGCGTCGTTGACCCGAGCCGCAAGACAGACCCGGGGCCGCTGTGGCTTGCACGGTACCTGCCCGAGCTACTGGACCGCGTCCTACCGGGCGCCGAAACGTGACGCGCCGAGCAATCGCGGACCTCGTGGGCCTCGCGGTGCTCGGCGGGTGCGCGGCGCTAATCGCTGTCGCGCGGCAGGTTTATCGCTGGTCGGACGCTCCGTCGATCTCGGCGACCGCTTGCCGGACCGCGGCTGCGAGGCGCGCGTCACGGAGCTGGTCGCCCGCGGACATGGCGAACTGATCGACCGCCGCTCTGAGCAGCGCGTACTCGTCGGCGTACGCGTATCGTGCCGCGTAGGCTCGCCAGCGCGCAAGGTCGGCGGGCCTCACTCGCAGCATGACGGTCCGGGCGGTCACGCGGACACCTCCGCGCGCATACGCTCCAGGTAGTCTGCCGCCCGCTCGCCCGGGTCAGCCTCGTGATGCTCCTCGGCGTACTCCTCCGCGGCGGCGACGGCGGCCTCTTCGCTCGGGTAGGCCGTGTCATCGCACTCGTCGGATCCGTTGGCGTCGTCGGACGTGCGGATGAACCAGCTCAGCCCGGCGCAACCGATCTCGACGGAGACGTCGCACGCGCCCTCGCCGCCGGTGGCATCGTAGGTCGCGACGTACGTGGCGGCGTGGTACCAGGAGAGGACGTCGCACTTGCGCCCGCAGTGGATCGCCGCGACGTAGCGGACCGGGGTGGCGCCGGGAGGGCTGACCTGATGCGACGACTCCCAGTCCATCGTCCACCCCTCGGGCAGCGCAGCCTCGACGTCGTCGATCTCGTGCTCGCCGTACGTCACGCGCGGACCGTTGGCGCTATCGAGCTCGACCTCGATCTCGGTGGGCTGGACCTCGCGAGCGCTGCCGCAGCGTGCGCCCTCCGCGTACACCCACACCGACTCGCCGAGCCGATCGGCGCGCTCCTGCGCGGCCCGGTCAATCTCGTGAGCCGAAATACCGGCCGCCAGCTGCGCCCCGTCGCCAGTGTCGATCGCGTACGTCTTGCTGTTCATTGCTTGCCCCTTTTTGTCGTCGGCGTCGTTGCCGATGGGTCATGTATACGTCGCGTCTACGACGGACGCAAGGGGCTGGCGTATTATTTTTTTTCGCGCCGTGGATACGCGGACTTAGCGCCGCTCAACCGCCGCCAGCATCCTGCGCTGCTCAGGCGCGGCAGATCTTAACGGCGGCGTCAACATCCAGCTCGAGCGCACGAGCGGCTCCTCCGCGCCCACCGGCGACGGGTCGGGGCGCGGCGTCCGCGATCGAAGCGCAATCGCCGCCAGCGCGTCGCGGACCCACGGGTGGGGGCGATCGGGCAGCGAGCGCAACGCCGCGTGGCGGGCGCGGAGGAGATCCAAGCGTTTCACGCCGGCCGGACCTTCGGGTGAACGCTGGGCAACTCCGCGGCGCGGAACTCGAAGACCAGCGCCTTGCGCCCGCTCGTCGCCTCTGTCAGCGTCGCGGCAATGACCCGCGCCGCGTGGGTTGCCACTCGCTGCTGTTCGGCGTTGAGCGTCTCGGTCCGCACCGCGCCGAGCCGACGCGCCGACCGGGCGACCGCTCGCGTCGCGGAGCCGAAGTCGCCGCTCGCCACGACCACGCGGTCCCACTCTGGCAGGACGCGCAGTCCGACACCGGGGACGGCGCGGAGGTCGACGTTCCGGAGCCGGAACAATCGCTTGCGCCACGCCGCGACCACGACGGCAAAGCGTTTGGTGCGGGGCGCCTCGCCGATCACCGCGGCGATCGCGTCGTAGCGGATCACCGTGTTGACCTCGAGCGATGGGAACGCCTCGTCCAGTCGCCGGCAGTCCGGCTCGGTGGGGCGCCCCAGCGCGATGCGCGCCGGGGTGGCGCGGTAGTCCTCCGGGTTATCGTCTTGCTTGTTGTTATCGTCCATGAGCTGCCTCTTTCGTGTTGTTGTTGGTGATGTGACTTGCACCCTTGCCCCGCCGTGCCGTGCCGCGCCTGGCCCCGCCGTGCCGCGCCGTGCCGTGCCCTGCTGGGCCGCGCCGTGAGCGAACCGTATGTGACTTGCACCCTTGCCTCGCCATGGCCCGCCTAGACTTGCCTCGCCCGACCACGCGGGATCAGTCGACGCGGATCAGGTCGACGCTGAACCGACCGTACGGGCCGGGCGTCTTGCTCGACGGGCGCCAGTCGCCCAGCCCCTTGTAGTCGCCGGCATGGACGAGGATCGTCCGCAACACACCCTCGGTGAGCTGCGGGTCCCAGACCTGGATCGTCCCGCCGCACGTCCATCGATCGAACCGCGGGCGCACGCGGACGTGCTTGGAGCCGCTGCCGAGACGGGCGCGCTTGACGAATAGCGAGAACCCGCACCGAACCGCCGTCTCCTTGTGCCGCGCAAAGTCCAACTCCGAGCGGAGCGGGTCGATCTGCGTCGTCAAGATCGGGCGACCGTCGACGAGGATCGGCCAGCCGGCCTCGCGGACCACCATGCCGCTCTGCGTCTGCGCCTTGAAGGTCTTTTTGCCCTGGACCGTGACGCTGGCGCCGCCCTCCATGAGACACCGGCTGATGTTGTCGGACGGCATAACCACCTTGCCGTCGTGCTCGTAGAGCGACCCGATCCACGAGAACGCCGGCGAGCGATCATCGCCGGGAACGCTCAGCTTCTTGTTGTTCGGCTGCTTGCGCCACTCCGAGAGCGCATCGGCAAACTCGATGTTGTCGTTGTGGAGCAAAAGGGGCGTCGTGCCCGTGAACGTGACCCTGTAATATTGCATGGAGCTGCCCTGTTGGTTTGATGGTTGGTTGGTTGGTTGGGTCGCTCAGAACGGCAACTCGTCCGCGGACGGGTGCTGGTCTGCCGGCTCGCTGCTACCGCCGCCGCTCGCGACGGTGATGCTCGACGCGTTGATCTCCGTGATGTACTGCTTCTCGCCGTTCTTGCCGTCAAACGAACGCGTCTTGATCGCGCCCTCGACCACGACGAGCTGCCCGCGCTGGAGACGTCCCGCGACGTCCGCGAGCTGCCCCCACGCCGCGATGCGGTGCCAGTCGGTGCGGTCCTGCTGCTGTCCATCCTTGCCGCGCCAGCTTTCATGCGTCGCGACCTTGAAGGACGCGAGCTGCGAGCGCCCGACGGACTTGACGGTCGGGTCGGTGTCCACTGTGCCGATGAGGATTGCCTTGTTCATGTTCTGTCCCTTGTCTTGGTGTTGCTACTCGTCAAACAGGATCTCGACGTCCTCGGCGACGTCCCACGGGACCACGCCGACGGCGTAACCGGGCCACGCGTTGCTGTCCTCGCACGCGCGGAGCTGCTCCCACCACAGCCGGTACTGTCGCCGACCGAGGTCAATCGCTTGCGGCGACGCCTGGTACACGACGACGCAGTACGGACGCGCCGTCTCGACCGCGACAATGTAATGGTCGGACACCCGTGCCTTGCCGGCGAGCCCGAGGAGGTCGCCGTACCACGCGAGCTGGGCGTGGTAGCCGCGCCACTGCGCGTCGCGCAAGAACTTTGCGGGCGCCGCGTTGCGACTCGTCTTGAGATCGACGACGTGGCACGGCCCGTACGCGTCGGGGCGACCGACAATCGCGCGACCGTCCATCTCCGCGGTGATCCGCTCCTCGAGCTTGGTACCGTCGGTCAACAGCCGGTGCGCGTCAGCGTGCGCGAACACGGCGTCCGCGATGCCACGCGCCTCGTCCGACTCGCGCTGGTTGAGGATAACTTTGCCGGCGTGCTCGGTCTGGAACTCGTCCCACGCTTTGCCGTTGCGAACCTTGCCGGTGAACACAACAACCTGCGCGCCGCCCAGTAGCAGCGCATGGACGCCGCTACCGAGACGGAGCGCCAGCGAATCGCCGTCGTCGTGCGGCTCGAGCGCGTCCAAGTAGTGAGCGGGCGACTGCGCCAGCTTCTTGAGCGTGCTGAACCGCACCGGGACGGTGCGAGGGTCGACGGTCATGGTTCCTCCTGCGGCGCCGGCGTCGTCACGGGCGCGTCGGGCTTGCGGTCCGGGACGGACGGACGGATACGGATGCACTCGACCGTCTCGCCGCCGAACGAGGTGGTCGTGGGGTAGAGGGTGACCCACTTGCCGATCCACGCCTTGACATCGGCGCCGTAGAGTTTCGCGAGGGTCGCGCCGTTCGTTTTGTTGACCGCGAGCTTCTTTGGCGACCCCTTGAACGTGATCATCGGCTTTTTTGCTTTCCGGCCATCCTTGCCGGTGATCGTCCCGGCTTCGACCTTTGCAATCTGCACAGCGACGTCCTTACCGTCGAGGTCATACGAAAACAGGAACTCCGACGCGTCAAACATGGACTTGTAGTGCGGCATTAGTTGAGCTCCTCCGGTCGCCGCGTCGCCGCCGCGACCTCGTCTTGCAGCCGCGCGAGCTGCGCCCGCAGCGCCGCCGCCTCCGCGGTGTCGCGTCCCGCCGCGCCCAGCCGCAGCAACTGCGCCATCGCTTCGCCGATCGCGTCGAGCAACTCGGCAAGCGCCTCCGGTACGTCACGGCGCGTCACTTGTCGGCTCCATAGCGGTCGGCGTAGCAACGACGCAGCCGCTCGATCGCGTCGCGCACCGCGTTGACCAGCTCCGCAGGCGGTCCACCGGCGCGGACGTTCGATTCGCGCCACGCGTGGAGGTTTGCGACGGTCGTCGCGAGGTGTTGCGTCGCCGCGCCAAACGTAACTTCCTTGCCGGCGTCGGTCGACTCCATGTACAGCGCCTCAGCGGTCGCGGTTTCCGGCGTCGCGCCGGTCCCGTGCCACGTCTGGCCGTCGCACTCCAAGGTGCAACGCCACGTCTTGCGTTGGTGCCCGGTCACAGGCCCGCCTCCTGCGTCGCAGCCCAGAACGCCTGCGCGAGGGTGCGCCCCGTCCCGAGGTACGCAGCGCCGTCGCGCTCGAGGATGACGTGCCACTGTCCGCGGACCTTCCAGCCCGTCGACTGGACGCGTGGCGTGTTGTTGGTGATGGTGATGTCGGTTTGGTTAGTGTGCGTGGAGTTGCCCAGCATGGTGCGTTCTATGCTCACGGTTCGTGGCGCGTGTCAAGTCTGCGTGCAACGTCCGCACGCGAAGGTTGACATACGCGGGCCGGTCGCGTAGCGGTAGCACCATGCCATCTCCCACCGACATCGTGTGGACCGCGTGGTCCCGCGCCCATCAGCGAGGGCTATCGTTCGCCGACCTCGCCGACCTCGCCGGCGTGCCGCTATCGCGATTCCAGTTGTCGCGCAAGCTCCGCGGCACCTCGCCGTGGCGGCTTGACGAGTTCCTCGCCGTCGCGCGTGCGCTCGGCGTCAGCGTCGTGGCGCGGAGGGCGCGGTGATCGTCTACACCTCGCTCGCTATCGCCGCGGGCGTCGCGACGCTGATCGTCGCGGACATCCTCGACGCGCTCCGCGAGCGCCGTGCCGAGCGGCTGCGGAGGAACGGGGTGGAGGGTCCGCTGTGACGCCGAACGCTCTACTGGTGATCCTCGACGAACTCCGCGCCCTACGCGCCGAGGTCGCCGCACTGCGCGCCGAGCGCACCGGACCGCCGGCGACACTCGAGGCGCTGGAGGAGTCGCTCGGACCGGGCGTCGCAATCGGCGACCGGGTGCTCGCGAGCGTACCGGGCGGGGACTACTACCTCGGCACGGTGACCCATATCAGCGAGGACGACCACGTCCAGGTCGATGGGCTCGAGCTGCTACCGGGACACGGCGGCGGGTGCAACGTGCGGCTCCGCGACGTCGAGGTGCTTAGGTGATCCCGCTCCGGTCGGACGCTGCGGGGCGTCCCTACCGCGCGACGTGCGCGCTCTGCGGCTGGCGAGATGCGACGCACCATGCCGCCGAGGACGAACGTCGATGGCCGTCCTGCGACCACTGCGCGACGCCACCGCCGCCGATGTCGCTTGAAGAGGCGTACCGCGTCGCGGGCGTTGCGCTGCCGCGCGAGTCCGCCAAGGCGTTGCAGCGGCAGATCGTCGAGACGCTCGCCCGCAAACCGGGCCTCACCGGCGCGGAGCTCGCCGCGGAGGTCGGGTACTACTTGCCGTCCGGCAAGCACCTGGCAGCCGACGAACAGCGCCAGCTCTGGGCGTGGTGGCAAACGCTGCGCCGACTGGGACGCGGCAGCGTGATCCGGTCGGTGCAAGACGTGCCGGGGCTGCCGTCGCGCTACTACGCGGTCGTGCCGGGGCAGGTGATTCCATCGGCGAACCATGCGCGCAACATCGACCGCGCGATCGACGTGCTCCGCGAGCGCCCGGGGTTGGTGCTCGCCGAGATTGCGGTCGCGCTCGGCGTCGAGAACGGGAAGAAGCTCGGCGAGGCGTTGACGAAGGCGACCGTCGCGGGACGGCTCACGCGGACGAAGGTACGCCGCAGCCGCAGCGCGCCGATCTGGGCTTACTTCGTCGCGGAGGGGGGCAACGTGAGCGCGTATTACAACGAGATCGACCCGTTTGCGGCGGGTTGGCTGCGCGAACTCGTCGCCGCAGGGCAGATTGCACCTGGCAGGGTCGACGACAGAAGCATCGTCGACGTTCGCGCCGAAGATCTACGAGGACAAGATGAGGCACACCTCTTCGCGGGCATCGGCGTGTGGTCTCGTGCGCTGCGAGATGCAAAATGGCCCACAGCTCGCGTTCCCATCTGGACCGGGAGCGCACCGTGCCAACCATTCAGCACTGCCGGCAGACAACGAGGAACCGACGACGAGCGCCACCTGTGGCCCGTGTGGTTCCGCTTGGTCGACGAGTGCCGGCCTCCAGTCATTGTTGGAGAGCAAGTCGCGAGCAAGCCTGCCCTCGCGTGGTACGACGCTCTATGCGCTGACTTGGAAGGAGCGGGTTACTCCGTCGGGGCGGTCGATATGTGCGCTGCGGGCCTCGGCGCTCCGCACATCCGGCAGCGACTATGGTGGGTCGCGGTCCGACGCGACTTCGACCGGCTGGCCGACGCCGGTGGTTTCGGACGCCATCTCCAGTCGTCGGCACGGGTACACGGACGATGGACGGGAGCGAGCAGCGAAGAATCCGCAGCGCACGGAACTGACGGGACACAGCGGGACCACGATGCTGGATGCGGCATTGCTGACCGGCTGGCCGACGCCGGCAGCGACGGATCACAAGGGCGGGTATCAGGGGGGGCGTCTGCGGAACGGTCAATGGTCCGTGGATCGCCTCGACGTGGCGGCGCAACTGACGGGTCCCGCGCGACTGACGGTGCATGGCGAGATGCTGACTGGCTTCGCTGCCGCGATGGCAAGTGGCGGCCGGTTGAACCCGGCACATTCCCGCTGGCTCATGGGTCTGCCGCCAGAGTGGGACGCTTGCGCGGCTACGGTAACGCTATCGCGCTCCCGGTCGCGACGTGGTGGGTGAGCACGGTCATGGACGTGCTGGGGCTGCGAGGTACGCAATGAGCTGGCTCCTCGCGTGGCTACTCGGTCACGGTCCGCTCGCTGACCAGCTTGAGCGCCGTCACGGTCTGCCGGCAGCGGTCGCACGCGAGCACGTCGCAGCGGCTCGCCTCGCCGCGGGCGGCGGGGTCAGCGCGGAGCTGCTGTTGGCGGTCGCGGACGTCGAGAGCCGCTACCACCCGGACAGCGTGTCGCGCGTCCACCGCGGGCGGCGCGTTACGGGACGCTGGCAAGCGACCACGCCGGCCGGCGACGGTCCGCGGTATTGCGGTCCGCTGCAAGCGCAAGCAGGACGCTCGTGGGAGCGATGCGTTGCGCTGCGCGACGTGCGGCGCGGGTACCAGGCTGGCGCGGACGAGCTGCGCGAGTGGCTCCGGTGGACCGGCGACGTAGCCGCGGCGCTACGCGGTCACGGGTGCGGCTGGCGCGGGGTGCGCGGCAGGTGCCGAGGGTACGACCGGCGCGTGTTGCGGCGGGTGGAAAATTTCAAGGGAGGTGAATCGTGAGGGTAAACGTAGACTTAGGGACGCTCTGCGACGTGCGGTTCTCCGCTGTTGCGGTCGCACTTGGGCTCCGCACCGCCGATGTGCTGGGCTGCATGGTGCGCCTCTGGATGCGATGCAACGAGCGGCGATCCGACATCCTGACCGGCGCGGTAATCGACGGACTCGCCGAGCACCGTGGGTTCGCCGCGGCGCTCGCGGCTGACCCAGACCCGGCGATGCGCCTTGCCGACCGCCGCGAGGACGGGTCTTACCGGGTCCGCGGAGTGGCGTCGCGGATGGGATGGCTCCATGCCGCGGACGAGCGTCGCGCGAAGATGAACGCCGCTCGGGCGGGGCGGAAAACGCCCGCTTCCTCCAGCGTAGAATCTAGCCTAGAGCCTAGCCTAGAGTCTCGTGTAGACCTCTCTCCTGCTCCTGCTCCTGCTCCTGCTCCTGCTCTTGTTCTATCTTCTCATTCCGAGTCGCCACGCGTAACCGGGGCTGGCGCCCCGGAAAGCGATGACGCAAAGCGGACCCGGAAGACCCCGGCGCATAAGCTGCCAGCGGTATGGGAGCCGACCGCGGCGCATCGTGCGCTGGCACAACAGCTCGTCGTTGACTGCCACTATCAAGCCGGGTTGTTCCGCGACCACGCCGAGACGCACGACCGCAAGGCGAGCAACTGGGACGCGGCGTTTCGCACCTGGCTCAAGAAGGCCGCGGAGTACCGACGCGCCCGCGGTCAGGATGCGACCGTCGGATTCCCGCCGCCGAGGGAACTATGAGCACCGCGCTACCCAGTGACGTCGACCTCGAGCTGTCGATCCTTGGCGGCATCCTGATCAAGCCGGACGTGTTGCGGACGCTGAACGCCGAGGTCGACGACTTTTACGACCCGCGGTGCCGAGCGGTGTTCGCGGCGATGCGGAATCTCGAGGCACGCGGCGTCGCGATCGACGTGGTCCTCGTCGGCGACGAGTTGGACAAGGAGGGCAAGCTCGAGCCTATCGGCGGCTTCGCGTTCCTCGGCGAGTGCGGGCTGCGCGTGCCTACCGCCGACTCAGTCCACCATTACGCCGCGGCGCTGCGCCAGCATCGCATCTCGCGGCAAGCGGCGCTCGACCTCGCGGAGATTGTGCTGGAGATCCGTCAGCGTCGCGTGGCGGGCTCGGACGTCATCGCTCGGATTCGCGGAGTCCACGACAGCCTCGCGGAGTCGCAGCCGACGGTCACCAAGATCACGATGGGCGAGGCGGCGCAGCGCGTGATGGAGCAAGCCGTCAAGATGCATGACCTCCGCGCCGCTGGGGTCGACGTCCACCCGGGCGTCCCGACCGGACTGAAAAAAATAGACCAGCTCCTCGGTGGGATACCGAAGGGGGTGCTCACGCTCGTCGCCGGCAGACCAGGCAACGGCAAGACGACCCTCATGCAGACGATCGCTCGCTACGTCGGGCGGTCGAACGATACGCCGCTGTTCTACTCGTACGAGGATTCGAACGAGAGCTTTGGGCAGCGCGAAATTGCGTCAGCCGTCGGCGTAGCAACCCATCGGCTTCGGGCGCTGGACTTTCACCGCGGCGAGTGGGAGCGGGTGACGCAGGAGGCGCCGAAGGTTTACCGGCGCCGCACCTGGCTCGTCCAGTCGTCGGGCCTGACCGTCGACAAGCTGTGCGCCGACGTTCGTCGAGAGCGCCAGCAAGCGAAGGACCGCGGCGAGCGGTGCGGCGGTCTGGTGATCGTCGACTACCTCCAGCGGATGCCAACCGCGGGCAAGGCTGAGTACCACCACGAACTCGGTCGGATCTGTAACGCCCTCGTCGACCTCGCCGCCACCGAGGGCATCGCGGTCATCGCTGGCTCGCAGCTCAATCGCAACCTCGAAAGCCGCGAGAGCAAGGTCCCGCAACTTAGCGACCTGAGAGACTCGGGACGGCTCGAGGAGTTGTCCAAGGTCGTGCTGGCAGTCTATCGTCCCGGCAAGTATGTTCCGACCGCAGACCCAGCGGAGTTACAGGTCCATATCCTGAAAAATCATCAGGGCGAGACAGGGTGCTTCGCCCGCCTCCACTGGAACCTTGAGACGCACCTGATCTCCGACGGGAGGGACCGCGATGCCTGACCACGACGACGACGACGAGTGCGAGCTGCGCGGGCATATCGAGGTGGCGTCCGACGACGACGGCGAGCGATATGTCTACGTCCACCTCGAGGAGTTTCCCGGCGCCCTGATCAATTCGGACAACGCCCGCACGCTGGCGCACGGGCTGCGTGAGATCGCCGACCTGCTGTGCTACCACGCGACCGACATTGACCTCCGCGCCGGACGGGCGGTGCCGTCGTGAGCCTTGCGGACTTCGACGGGCGGTTCTTGTCGCTTGGCGCCGACGAGCAACGCATCGTCCGGTGGGCGTTAGACCAGGTGCTCGCTGGGCTGGAGCGAGGGCGAGCGCAGTACGGTGAGCTTGTGCTCCGACAGGACCGCCGCGATTTTGCCCGGGAGGCGAGCGAGGAGTTGCGCGACGGGCTGATCTATCTCGCCGCTGCGGCGTTGAAGAAGTCGAGCCGGGGCAAGCCGTGACCCACTTCGTCGGAGTCGACCCTGGGCTCGCATGGTGCGGCGTCGCGCTCGTCGGACCGGACGGCGAGCTCGTCGACGTCGGGGTATGGACGTCGGCGAAGGGGCATCGCGTCGGCGACGAACAACAGCGGCTGCTTGAGCTGCTCCGGTGGTTGCGCGTGCGGGTTCACGGCTGGACCGCGAACGTCGCGCTCTCGGCGGTCGCCGTCGAGTATCCGCTCGCTGGCGGTCGCAACGCAGGCGAGCAACGCGCCACCAAGGCGGCGAGCCTCAAACAAGTCGCGGTCGCCGCGGGCGGTGCGCTTGCGTTGCTCGGCGAGCTGACGCCGGCTCCCGTGTACGCGCCCGTCCCCGTGACGTGGCGGGCGGCGGTCAGCGGAACGAGGACGACAGGCAAGGTCATCCAGGCCGAACTGGACGCGGACTATCGCGTCTCTGAGCGCGTCGGCAAGACGCGCGCCCCGCACGCGCTGGATGCACTGGGGCTGGCGCTGTATGCGCGTCGGACGTGGGCGACGCAGGCGCTGCGGGATGACCGTTGAGTGGCCCACGCGGTGGGTGCGTCGCTGGGCCGAGGACCTCGGCGCAGAGACTGCGATAGACGCCGACGCGCTCGGCCACGAGCTGGGCGAGCGCCTCGCGGTCGCGCTGGATGGCGGGCTACCGCTCGAGGCGGCGCAGGACCGCGCGCTCGCGGATGTGCGGCGATGGGCGAGGCGCCGGGCTGGCGTGCTCGACCTGTAGCGGGCGGCGCGCGATACGCGCTCGCGAAGTGCGCGTAACGGTTGGGGTATTGCGTAAGTATGCGAAACCCCACGGTGACAAAATCCGACGCGGGGTCGCGGTCATATTTGTG